CAGCAATAGCTTTTAAATAGTCTTGTTCGCTCATAATATCTCCTGTGATTGTTAATTTTGGTGAGAACCTAATGTAAACATATTTTTCGAGCCTGCAATAGTATTTTTTAAAATTGTTTTCTTGACAACAATTTTGTGTTATGAAAGCTGTAGAAAAAAGAATGAAATCAAAAACTGTCGCATTTGGTAGAATACTAAAAAAATATGAAATCGGTTTAGATTTAATAGATGATTTAAATTTAAAGTATGAAGATCATAAAAAAAATTTAAATTCTTTTGGAAAAAGATTAGCTGGTAGGTTAGACTCTGAATTAGAATTTACAGATAAAATAAGCGAATGCAAAATTGCACCAACCATAGTTGATTGTATGAATGATTATATAGAAAGTATCGAAAATTTAAATATATACGAAGGTGGAAAAAAATTAGAAATTTTGTCTTGTTGGATAAATGATATGGAAGAGGGTGAATACAATCCTCCACACACTCATCACGATAGAACAGGTTGGTCAACAGTTATGTTTTTAAAAGTTCCAGAATTTATTAATGACGTTACCCACAAACACAAATATTTAGATGGTAAATTAGGTTTTATATCAATAGATGGTACGGGTGCAGTATGGCAAACACCGAAAGTAGGAGATTTTTACATTTTTGAAGCGGCACATCAACATTGCGTTATGCCTTTCAAAGTAAAAAATAAAGGAGATATTAGAAGATCAATGTCTTTTAATTTTATAGAAAAAATTGATTGATAAAAAAATAACTTTTTGTGCCATAGACAAACTCATGTCTGAAGTTTGGCCACATCCAAAACCTGCAAACAGATTTATTCCAGATGAATATAAAAAACTTAAAAGATTTAAAGATGACAATATGCATGATCCAACGGTAAAAACCTGTGTTCCTTTTCTGGATTCTTTGACTATGGGATATATCATACCATTTGATCAAGATTATTTGGTCGATCCAGTTGAAAACGATTTTTCAGTTGTGCCTGCTAGTAAAGAACAAAATGATTTTGGATATCATAATAAGGCTCAACTACCTGAAGAGTGGAGAAAAACAGCTGGAGAAAATGCTGGGAAGTTTAGTAATAAATGGTTAATAAAAACACCACCTGGATACAGTTGTCTTTTTATAAAACCAATGAATAGACTAGAAGATAGGTTTGATATAATCGCTGGTGTCGTGGATACAGACACATATATTAATATTATAAATTTTCCTTTTCTTCTTAAAAAACGAGATAAACAATTTTTAATAAAAAAAGGAGAGCCAATGGTGCAAGTTATTCCATATAAACGTGAGTCATGGAAAATGTGGAGTGGTTTTTATTTAGAAAAAGCACACTCTAAAGTTTTTTCTTTGTTAAATACAAAATGGGTTGATAAATACAAAACAATGTTTTGGTCAAAAAAAAGTTACAAATGATTAAAATAACAGATTTTATTCATTGTTACGAAAATGTATTAAACAAAGATATATGCGAAGCAATAATTGATAACTCTAAAAATCTTGACTTTGTTACTGCTCAAACAGGAACTGAGGTTGGCACCACTAAAGCAAGCAAACATAGAACTTGTTACATAAATCCATTAGATAAAAAATTTGACAAAGATGTTTATAACTCTGTTGGGACAATATTAAAAATGTATGAAAAAGATCATCCACATTTTAGCACTGGTTTGACCACTGAGGATACAGGTTATGAGCATTTAATTTACATTGGTGCACAAGGAGGCCAGTACAAAGAACATACTGATCATGGAGATATAACTCCAAGAGTGTTAACTTGTTCATTTATTTTAAATGACAACTATGATGGTGGTGATTTTGTTTTTTTTGGAGGTAAGTACAAAGTACCACCTCAAGCTGGAAGCGCGGTAGTCTTTCCTAGTAATTTTTGTTTTCCTCATGCTGTTACGCCAGTTACTAACGGGGATCGTCACGCAGTGATTACATGGATTCATTAATGAAGGAAAAATATAAATATGTTAAAAATATGCTATCGCAAGATCTTGTTAATTTTTTAACAAGTTTTAGTTTAAAAAATATCAAAGAAGGAGATTTATTTGTACCGACATGTTCGGGTGAACATTCTAGAAATTCTGAAATATATACTCATATACTTCATCACTTACATCCAATTATGGAGTCTGAAACTAGTCTTCAATTAAAACCAACTTATTCTTACAATAGAATTTATTATGCAGGATCAGAATTAAAAAAACATAAAGACAGAAATGTATGTGAAATTAGTGCATCTATAGGATTAAATTTTTATTACAAAAATCCTAATTACGAATGGCCTCTTTGCTTAAATAATGTACCAATTGTTACTCAACCAGGAGATGGAGTTATTTATAAAGGTAATGAAGTAGAACATTGGAGGCCAATTTTTAATCAACCAGAAGATAGTTGGCATCATCAATTATTTATTCATTATGTTAATTTAAACGGTCCTTACGCTGATTTAGAAGCTGATTCTGAAGAATAGAGAGTTTTTAAAAAACTATGAATAATTTGGATCGTAATCAGCCCAAGTTTTTGACCAATCTATAAATGAACTAGTAGCTGCATTATCTTGATGAAAATCACTTTCGTTATTACCAGCGTCTGTCCAACTAGTTAAAGCGTTTTCAAAATAATTACCATAATCTATTATAGCAGAATTTATTTGTCCTTTTCTTGTTTCTGCCCAAGTTAACAAATCAGAAACTTTAATTGAGTTTCCAACTACACTTGATGCTGATTCTAAGGATGTATTACCTGTCATCATGTTGGTTGATGGATCTTTTCTTTGTACTTCATTGGGACCAGCAAGTGTATTATAAATAACGTAATGAATATCATTTCCAATATCTGGAAAAGCATTGCCTTTATCAGCCCACTCTATTTCAAAAAGAGCACTTGACTGATCTATTAGAATTTTGTCTCCGTAAGATATAATTAACTCAGTAGCCATGATACTCCTTAATGTTTAATAATATAATTTACAATTACAAATGGTGAGAATGCATTAGTCCCAGCAGCTGTAACGGCACCTGTTAAAGTAGAAGTTACGTTGCCTGTTAACGTACCAGATAATGTATGTGAATGGTTATGACCTGTACCAGATCCTCCACCAGACGAGATCGCAGTTCCAGCAGGAAATGGAAAGTTAGTTTGATAACCTTGCACTACAGCGTTTCCAAGCTGAGTAAGATCAACTCTACCACCAGCAGGAGTCGGTAGTGGGTTACCACCACTTTGTCTACCAAAACCATGACTTGAACCATGATCAGGAAGTTGAGCTGTTGTTAAACTTGTGTTTGATATACTGCCAGTAATAGTGACTGATTGAGTGCTTGTGCTTGAAACAGCTTGGTTGTTAGTTACTGCAACAGTAACTGTGTTAGCTCCACCTGTACCTGCTAAAGATGTAGTTCCACTTTTACCTTGTGGAAATTTACCTTGAAGATCAGGAACATTAAAAGTAGTCGATCCATTACCAACACCATAAGTTGTACCAATTACTGCAAATAAATCTGCAAAATCAGTTCTCGAAATAGCTGAGCCGTCACAAAGAACATATCCGTTTGGGGCCGCAGCTTTTGGCCATGGTTTAATTGTTCCTACTTCACTTCTGTTTGTAATATCTTGTAAGTTAGCCATAATTAATCGT